ATACTGAACAACGGCATTATCATTGAGACAAAGGGAAGGTTTCTTGCAGGAGATAGACGTAAACATCTAGCTGTTAAGAAACAACATCCAAGATTAGATATCAGATTTGTCTTTGAGAATAGCAGACGTAAGCTAAGTAAAGGTGCTAAGTCTACATATGGTCAATGGTGTGACAAGTATGGATTCAGATATTATGATAGAATAATTCCTGAAGATTGGTTAAAAGAAAAGGGTAAGAACAAACATCCTACGATGATTAAATTTGTAGGTAAAAAAGTAAGGAGAATAAAATGATGAATGATAAATACATAGACGATGAAGACTTTGTTATACAAGTAAAGCCACATATAGATGGTAAAGGTTGGACAGGAGATGTGTCTCTTAGCATAATGGTAGGCAAGAAAAACCCTCTGAGTGATTCTGACTTTGAAGCTATGTTAAATTTTACTAGGCAGATATGTTCTACTGTTCCCTTGATGGAGCATAATAAAATATTCAGGGATGCAGTAGAGGAGGAAGCTAATAAGCACTTACCTATAGAAGACATCTTTGAGATACCTGAGAAAGGTGCAAAGAAATCTGTTAAGATTGATGATAATGTAATACATATTACTTTTGGAAAAGAAGAGACTACTCATTGACATTAGCAGAAGAAGAGTATATAAAAGACATGAGACATTTAGATTACATGAGAATGATGGCAGAAAAGGAGACAGCAATGGAAGAAAAAGATATGGTTAATAGTCCTTTACATTATAACAAAGCAGGTATCGAAACCATTGATGCCCTTGAAGCTATGTTAGTCGATGGCTTTGACTTTTACTTACAAGGTAACATAGTTAAATACCTATGGAGATTCAGATACAAGAATGGTGTAGAGGACTTAAGGAAAGCACAATGGTATTTGAATAAACTCATTGAGGTCTACGATGATAAGAGTTAAAGTTATGATGACTCTAAACGTAGACCCTGAAGAGTACCCTGTACCTTCTGACGGTATGGTCAACGAAGAGATTGAAGAATACATAAGAGAATCCTTCCATGAAATAGAAGGTGTTAAGATACGTAATATGAAACTAGTTAGCGAGGATATATAAATGATACAAAACTATTTACCGACCGACTACCAAAACTTTATAGCACTCTCTCGCTATGCAAGGTGGAAGGATGACGAACAACGTAGAGAGAATTGGGGTGAGACTGTAGACAGATACTTTGACTACATGACTAACCACCTAAGTAAGAATCATTCTTACACTATTACAAAGGCTCTAAAGGAGAAGCTTACAGAGCAGATAATGAACTTAGGTGTGATGCCTAGCATGAGAGCCTTAATGACATCAGGACCTGCCTTAGACCGTTGCCATGTAGGTGGTTACAACTGTAGCTACATACCTGTCGATAGTCCACGTTCATTTGATGAATGTATGTATATACTTATGTGTGGTACAGGTGTAGGTTTCTCTGTTGAACGTGAGAATGTAGACAAGTTACCTGTTGTGAATGAACACTTTGAGAACTCATCTACTATAATTAAAGTAGGAGACAGTAGACCCGGTTGGTCAAAGTCACTACGTGAGTTGATTGCTATGTTATATGCAGGGCAGATACCAACTTGGGATACATCAGAGGTAAGACCAGCAGGTGCAAGGCTTAAGACATTTGGTGGTAGGGCATCTGGACCTGCTCCATTAGAGGAACTATTCAGATTCTGTATAGAGAAGTTCAAGGGTGCTAAAGGCAGAAGACTATTTCCTATTGAGTGCCACGACTTGATGTGCAAGATAGGAGAAGTTGTAGTTGTAGGTGGTGTACGTAGGTCTGCTCTTATATCATTGTCTAACTTAGGTGATGACCAAATGAGACATGCTAAGTCAGGTCAATGGTGGGAGAATGAAGGACAGAGAGCACTAGCTAATAACTCTGTAGCATTTAAAGGTAAGCCTGAGATGGGTACATTCATGCGAGAGTGGACATCACTATATGAATCTAAGTCAGGTGAACGTGGTATCTTTAATAGACAAGCTGCCCAAGTCAAGGCATCTGAGAATGGTAGACGAGAAGCTGACCACTACTTTGGTTGCAATCCATGTAGTGAGATTATACTTAGACCATATCAATTCTGTAATCTTACAGAGGTAGTGTGTAGGGTTACAGATGGCTTAGAATCTTTGAAAGAAAAGGTACGTATGGCTACAATCTTAGGTACATTCCAATCAACTCTTACTAACTTTAAATACTTACGTAAGATATGGAAGGATAATACAGAAGAAGAAAGACTATTAGGAGTTTCCCTAACAGGTATTCTTGACTGTCCTATATGGAATGAAGAAATACTACAAATCTTAAAAGAGGTAGCAGTAGAAACTAACAAGAAGATGGCTAAAGATTTAGGCATACCACAGTCAACTGCTATAACTTGTGTCAAACCTAGTGGTACAGTTAGTCAATTAGTTGACAGTGCTTCAGGTATTCATGCTAGACACAACGACTATTATATTAGAACTGTACGTGGTGATAACAAAGACCCACTCACACAGTTTATGAAAGATAGTGGTATACCTAGTGAGCCTGACGTTATGAAGCCTGACAGTACAACTGTGTTCAGCTTTCCTATGAAGTCACCATCTGGTGCTACTACAAGAACTGACATGACAGCTATTGAACAGTTAGAGTATTGGCTAATGTTTCAAAGGCATTGGTGTGAGCATAAGCCTTCTGTTACTGTATCTGTTAAGGAAGATGAGTGGATGAAAGTGGGAGCATGGGTGTATGATAACTTTGATGAAGTATCAGGCATATCATTCTTACCCTTCAGTGACCACACTTATGCACAAGCACCTTACCAAGATATAACAGGTGGAGAGTATGAGCAGTTATATAAACAGATGCCATCATCTATTGATTGGTCTAAGTTAGCAGACTACGAGAAGGAAGATACTACTACAGGTGGAAGGGAGTTAGCTTGCACAGCAGATGCATGTGAAATAGTTGACATTGCTTCTAGTTAATGATAGAAGGTAGTGCATTACTTTGGTGGCAATGGTGGTTATTAATAGCCATTTCCATCAACACTACAATAAACTTAATCGTGTTCTTTAAAGGTAGGAAGCTACATATACGAGAACTATTACACTTAAAGCCTAAGAGAAAGGGAATTACAAATGGGAAACCTAGCACCAAGTAAAGAGAACAGAAAAAAGTTTGACATAGACCTAGAGTATGGTAAAGTAAGAGAGAAACAAGTAGCAGAAATGCTACAAGATAAGAAGATAGAAGTCAAAAGTGAGAGAGGTATGTGGCAGAAAACAGGTAACATAGCTATTGAGTTTGAAAGCTATGGTAAACCTAGTGGAATAGCCGCTACTGAATCTGACTATTGGTTTCATAATCTGTGTGTAGGAGAGGAAACATTCTGCACATTAGTCTTTGATGTCAAGAGTTTAAAAAAGATTATTGACAAGCTTGACACAAAGAAATGGGTAGCAGGTGGCGACAACAAAGCAAGTAAGATGTACTTAGTTAGCTTACAGAAGTTGTTCTCGTCTGATGTTATCAAAACGTTTAAGGGAGTTGAAGCATGAGAGAAATGATACTACAAGCATTAAAGACTAAACTACTAGGAGAAATGAATGGTCACATAGCTAACATAGAAGTTATGATGACCAATCCTGTTGGGGTGGGAGACCACCCTACTATAATTGACACTATAGATAAAGAACTCGCCGCATTAGAAAATGCTAATGGTAAACTAAACGTACTAATAAAGTACTTTGAAAGGAGACAAGAGGATGCAACACAGAAAGAAAAGGAATCCAAATCTAAGTAAGTATGATGCTCCCTTACGTATTCAATACGAGAGGGGGTTTAATGCTTTCAAGGGTAGACAGTATGTAAAAACTGTCAAAGGTAATAAGGTTATTATGACAGAGAACCCTTATAACTCTAACACCATGCAATCACGAGAGTGGTCACGTGGATATAACTCTGCATATGCACAGCAATTAAAGAAGGTTAAACATGCAGAAGATAGAAGAAGAAGCGAGAAAATACATGCAGGATAAGTTGTTTATAAATGAAGTTATAACACCTGACCTGTATGAAAAACTAGCAGGATGGACTGCTATCTTTCCTAAAGACAAAGCACTAGAGTACTTAGCATTAGGTATGACAAGTGAAGCAGGTGAGGTAGCAGGGAAGGTAAAGAAACTTATACGTGATGGTGCTGATAAGGAAGACTTTGAAGTAAAGAAGCTTGCTATAGCATCAGAGATAGGTGACGTACTTTGGTATTGTGCTATGATGGCAAAGGAAGTTGGAGTTCCCTTGAATACTATTATGCAAGAGAACTTGAGGAAGTTACATGACAGGAAGGAACGTGGAAAACTACATGGTTCAGGTGACGATAGATAAAGTCACTAGGTTTATTGGTAAGGCTTAACTAAAGCTTTACCAAGAATCTTGCCTATCATTAAGTGATTCTTATCAGGCTCTGCTTCTTGCATTTCCATTATGGTTTTACCATACTTACCTAAATAATATTCATCGGCTAGTTGTCGTTTATCACTACCTAGTTTATTCCACTCTACCCTATCAAATGGAGTGTAAGCTTTTCCTTTAGCCTTCTCTTCACCTACTGCGATTGCTTTAGCAAACTCTTTAGCTAACTTTCTATACTTGGATAGCTTGTTTTTAAATGCTATCTTCTGTCTGTTCTTAGATAAACCCTGATAGTATTCCGATTCTAATTCAGTAGCTAAATACTTTTCTACAAACTTACCCATAAATCTTTTAGTATAGGCATCTGCTTGTTTGTTACCTGTTGTAGGCATTACATCCCAATTCTTCATATTAAATTTAACTAACTCTAACTCTACAGGATTACGTACTTGTTCTTTTCTTAGACCTGTTAGCTGTGAGCCTAGTGGACTCTGCCTAATGATAGGACCTTCACGAGTAGCTGATTCTACTACAGGTAATAGTCTAGATAAGTAAGGCATGTTTCTAGTTGCAGCATTTTTAAATGAATCAATACCTCTATCAACTCCACCAAATCCTTCTATCTGTTTAGCATCTCTTACGTAAGCAGCTTCAACATCAAAGGCAGCATCAATATCATTTAACACTTTAAGTGGAGTAAATGCACCACCTACTAACTCACCTAGATAACCACTCATATATTCAGATATCTTTTCACCTGTTAAACTATCTACACCTTCTTCACTGCCTATAGTTTGAAATAGATTATCAATTAAGTATGAACTAGAACCACCTCTAAACATAGCACCTGTGTATCCTTCAAGTGCTTCCTTACCTGACATACCATTCAAGTCACCATTTTCAAACTTAACCCACAGTTCACCTATTAATAAGTAAGGTGCTAGTGGAAAGAATGGTCTTAAGTCTGTGACTCTACCATCATCTGTCTTAGCTTCATACCATTTAGTACCATCATTCTGTGAATCCTTACGGTGTTTATAAGCCGCAAACATAGCAGCACTACCGACAATACCTCTACCTAATCTCTCTCTAGCTTCTGTAAATTGTCTTCCTGCTAAGTCTTTTATCTCTTGGTCTTGTAACTTTCTATTCTTAAATACATTGTATAGTCCTTTAGTACCACTATTAAATGCACCAATCACACTACCCGGGGAATACTGTAAGTTAAACTGCATAGCATTAACCATAAATCTAGCATATGGAAATGCACCTGTACCAACAGGTATGTTTAGTAATCCCGGAAGAGGACCCAATGCTTCATTGACCTTTACAAATATACTACCTAGTGGGTCTCCTACTTTACCACCACGTTTGTTAGGCTCACGTGAGAATGTAAAGTACAAGGCATCTTCTGTTGCTTGTTGTAATTGTTTTGTAGGTAAGGGTCTACCATCTGCAATAACTTCTCTTACATTAGTACCCATTCTTCTAAGTTGTTTATCTAAAGATGCTGTAAACACTGCTCTTCTAAACAACTTATCCTGTGCCATGTTCAAACCGTTAAGCCATCTAGTAGTTTTAGATAAGGATTGATTACCTGTCACCTCTTGCATAGACCTGTCTATCTGACGTAGCAGTGCAGGGTTATACTTAAGTAAACTCTCAGTTAATTCTTTGGATTCAAAGCCGTCTATGGTACGTAGTAATGTATCTGTGGTATCATAGAATACATCTTTCATACCCTTTTGAATACCACTAGCACTGAACTCACCTTTAGCTGCACTCTGTACCCCTCTTCCTATATTATATATAGAAGATTCTACTAGGTTTGCACCTGCTTCAAAGCCAACTCTCATTACACCTGTGGCTACGTTACGAACTGTAGTGGCTACTTGTGTAACCATTAAGGCTCTACGTTCACGGTCTAGTCTTTGCATAAAGTCATAGGCATTACCCATAATACCTGTAGTAACTTCATTCTTACCAAACTTCTTATCAAACTCTTTAACCAACTCAGGGTCAGCTTCACGTAAGCTCTTTATAAATTTACCTAGTGGACTAGCTGTAGTAAG